GCTGCAGAGGTACAATTTAATAATACCTCAATTTCATCTGTTATAGAATCCTTTGAGTTTAAAGAGGAATCCATAACCGTAGCCCCACTAAGGAAGGTTTGAAGATTGGATATATTCGCTAATGGAGAAGCAAGAAGCATACACTTCTTACGAGACTCTATGGTGTAGGTCTTACTTGTAGATTGTGTCTGCGTATTGGCCTCGTTACGGTAAGAAAGGCTAATCGTGTAGTTCTGGTTGGTCTCTACCGATGTAGCTGTAATCGTAGCACTATTTACGATAGACGCGAAGTATTGATCCGAAGTGTATATCGATGGTTTAGATACAAATCCAACCTGCGTACCCCCTTGATTGGTTATAGATACTGCTAAGCCGTATTGGGTAGAAAGCATATTGATGCTATTACCTATCGTAAGCTGTATCGTGGTGATGGGAGGAGCGGTACCTAAGGCGATTTTATTGATGCCATTCTGGCCATTAATAACGAAAGAGATGAAATCTATCGTCGGCTCCCAGTAAGGTCCAATAATGTCCCTTAAAATCGCTTCTACGGACGTTCCTGCACCATAGCTGCTACCCGATATAGCATCTCCAATAGTATTGGTTACAAGAATACCTGATGATATGGTACCAGCATTGCTTGAAGTACCCGGTATATTTATTGGACTGATCGTAATATTCTCAATAACCTTTACGGTATTGTTGCTATTGTTGATCAGAACCTTGTTCGGAGCGGGTTCTTGAATTATAACCTTCATTCTGTTGAGACTTGAGGTTTAACCTTGAACTTACCTTCCAGTATTCTAACTATCCCACCTCCAGTCAAGAATACTTCCACATCATATACCCCTTGGTTGAAGGTAAATGAAGAGGTAACTGTGCTGGGTATAGTTAAAACAAACGTGCCTGTAGTAGTTAAAGTAATATGGGCACTGAATCCAACATCTAATGTCGTATTAGAAGATGCGCGGTAGACGAAATTGGTGTCTGTGATATGGTCTTTTACGGAAATACGGGCACGAGTGATTGCGATCGGTACATCTGTATTATTAGTGTACGTGATCGTAGTCGTGTAAGTTGCCCCGGCTTCAATGATGAAGTTGTATTTACCAGCTGCCATTATCTTAAAGAGTAGTCGAATACATTAGGTTTTCCGCATCCGTTGTTTTCAATCATTACAAATCCACTTGACGAAGACCAGCCATTACTTTCCGAATAAAAGTTACCCGTAAAAATTGGCGGTACTGCAATCTGCCGATAGTTGGCTTGATCTATAAGGTTGTTTTCAACCTCAGAATACACTCTTTTTCCTTTACGAGAATGGTAATGCCCACCAAGCATTACGTTGTACAGACCCTGCTTACCATATTCCCAAAAGACCTTTCCAATATCGCCCTTTGAGATGTTATAATGGTTGTGTGTTAGGATATAAAATATCCCATCTATCTCCTGCTGTAAAATTAGTGGAGAAAACACAACATTCAAAGACGACTTTGTATCTAACATAAAAGCAAGCAGAGTACCTACAGAACCTGTAGGATCCTGATCTAACTTCTGTGATACCCTATCGTGATTACCACTGACCATATACACTCCCTTACAGTTATTCAAGCTGTTTAAGAAGTTATGGAGTACCGTATAGGCAGTAATGATTACTTCTACACCGTGTCCGTGCTTGGCTAATTCGTGCCACGTATTGGCGTGATTTAGGCCCGTAAAGGATTCTATAAAGTCGCCAAGCAAACAAACGCTTACTGACTCGTATTTCTTAGCGTTTACAATAGCTGCAACCTCAGCTAATCGATCTACAACAACACTTACGTCGAAGTGCTGGTTAATATGAGTTCGAGCAACTTCAGCACCAATATGTAAATCAGACAATACCACAACCACCTCCTTACTACCTCCTGTAACTTTCTTTGGGTAAAGGGATTTAATATGTTTGAGTGCCTCATTTTTTACAGCAAATACATCTACACTACTCTTCTTCCTAACAAGTGTAAGCTTAACTTGGTATAGCACAGTTTTGTTTCCATTGGACTGGCTATCCCAACTGTTGCAGATGTACTTATCTACATCCCATATCGTAGTATCTACCTTAAAAAAAGAGAGAGCATCTTCCAGCGATTGAATAGATTGCTCTCCCTTGTAAGTATATACTGTTGTATTGCTGTCTGCTTGGGTTGGTGGGGCATTGTATTGCTCATAGTATTCTGCTATCATTCTACGCAGATGCCTATGACTTAATGTGGAAGCCCCATCTTCAAGAATACGGTCGGCTATGAATGAATACGGCTCTCCCACATACTTAGAGCAATAGTCACGAACAATTACAGATATTTCCATAAATAAAAGTTAGGAAACTACAACAGTAACACTATTTGTATACGATGGTAATATTGATCTACTAAATGATAATGTGGCAGTATTCGCCACGGGAATAGTATTAGAATTTAACAAGTTTGCTGGATTTACAGCGCCATTGTACATTTTAATTGTGTAACTATACGTACTACCAGAGGAGTTATATATACTAACTGTAAACTGATCATTTTGGTTATATGCATAAACATACTTATTTAACGATATAATAGATGGCATTGGAACACTATTTTCAACAATCAGATATATTCTATTCGCATATAGAGGATTTGCCCAACTAAAAGTTACTAAGGCATCTTGATCGTATGTAGCTGGTACACTGATATTATAGGTAAATACCTCGCTATTTGGAATAGTAACAACTGTTGGTTGCGGATTCCAAGGTAACTGCAGATTAAATGTACTTCCCGGCTGGAATCGTTCTATACCCGAGGGAGAAAAAGAAAGTGTTTTTGTACTTCCCGGCTCTATATCCGGATTATCTACTGTTATAGTATAACCCGGAAGAGTTGGCCCAAGTGTCAAAGTATTGTAAGCATTGTATACAGTGATGTTCGCATACAGATTGCCTACATAACCAGCATCAAGATTATTAAATATTATAGAATAATCTGAGGTAAGAGTTTGAAGTATACGTTGGCCTGCTGGAGTTTGATCTGCATCGTGTAGATATACAGCATATACAAGTTTATTTAAGGGACGGGTTTTTGGCGCTATGTTTAAAGTTAATGATCCCCCTATTAACCCGGGATAGTAATAGTCTTGAGTTAATGTGGCAGTTAAATGATTTTTTGCATCTAATCTATTAGCAGGATAACGACCTAATCCAAGCGTTAAATCCTGAATTCCAAGTGTCCCATCCCCGTTATAATCTCCAAGTACAAGTGCAACTCCTTGAGCCGTTACAAAAAAATCAAACGGTCGTGGTGATATATCAAGTAAAGGGTTGTCAGAATCCAAAATCTCACCTGCATACACAACAAACACTTGGTTTGAAGGAACTCCTGTAAAGGCCGTCTTTATAGTAAGTGGCCCTATCCCTGAGGGAATAGCTACTGAAAAGGTTGCTTGGTTATTTAGGCCTGCAACTGCGTTATAGGTAGCAATCTCTGTATTTCCATCAAACACAGAAAGGTTTACCGTAAGATTTGCAATCGCATAGTTGGTAGCATTCGTTACTACCAAAGTGATATTACCCCCCATTGCAGCATCGGCAGGTGGAGTAGTTATCGTAGTGAAAGAACTATGTTGGTAGGATAATACACGGTATCCTGTTGGAGGAACATAGTTCTCAAAACCTTCAAAGCTACTTTCAAATAATACAGTACCTGTAGCTTTTTGGTATTGTTGTAAAAGGATAAATGTATCTTCAATTTGACACTTGCGATCTAACTGATACTCTGCCTTTACAACGTGCATATCCCCAACGGCAATAAACTCTTTGTTTAATGCAGCGATAAACGCCTCGGTAGTGGGGTAGTCAGCAGAGTAGATCATATTAGCAGCCGCATATACAGTTACATCCAGTTCCAGTACAGATGTTGTCCATTAGAACAACTTTTTGGGCTGCTTTTGTAATACGCCCATTTTTTATATCAAGCAATGCGCCTTGACGAAGGATAACTAACTCCGTAAGTGTTTTGAATAAGTCCATATTACCACACTTAGAACAGGTAGATTCTAAGTAGGAATCCAGTTTAGTATTTATACACGCATCAATCATAGGTATATAGAGTTGATACTCGTCATACGTATAGGATGTTGCTCCTATGCTGTATGAGATTTGAAATTTATATACCCCATCCGCAAACGATGAGAGCGGGGGAACCATGTCCCCCGGCTCTATCGTTATTGGAAAGGTTGCTGGGTTAGTCAAATCGTAACCCAACGTATTGTTAACTAAGGTAATAGCAGCAGTCGTTCCCGGAAGAGTTACTTGCACAACCAAGCTCGTCCTATCTGTTTCAATAGGAAGATGATCATAAAACTTGAAGTTGCCATTATCAGCAACATACCTCCAGTATGCCTGTGCCATTATTTAGATATTAAAGCGTTACAGCAAACAGTGTTTCGAGTTCTGCTTCAAATGCAGCAGTCGTACCAACATTGTCCGTATCGCAGTAAATAATGATCTCGTGCGTGTCTTTACGATCACCCACAGTCTTCTCCAACATAATGGTATACTTCGTGTAGTTGTTACCTGCAACCGTAGTGGTAGAGGGAGCGACAACATTCGGTCCAGCCAAGTTGGTAACGCCTGCAAACGGGAGAGCCGACTTCTCATCAGCCTTCACGTCAACAATACGGCCCACAGACAAAACAGGAGCAGTAGTAGTACCAAACGTAGAAGCGTTGTTTGCGCTCACTTTGTACAACTTATTGAGCGGGAAAGTAACCGTAATAGCATTTACGTTAGCAGTAGCCGTAACACCTTCGAAATTGGTTCCCTTCTTTGCTCCAATAGCATTGATAGCAGTAACAATTTCAGCTGCAGTTGCACCCTCAGCCGTAACCATTGCAAACTTCTCACGACCATCCGTGATATCAATCAACTTAATGTATTCTGCAGTACCATCAGTTTCAGCAACAAAGTTCACAACTTGGGAGCCAGCAGTACCAGCAGCGTAAGCCTTCTTAGAGACCTTCACCACATCCTTCTTTGTGAAAGGCACAGAGGTCTGCACGTAATCTGTAGCATCGCCCGTATTACGCTTAGACAACAACTGGTAAACAGAACCATCAACTAAAGCAGCTGCAGGAGTTAACAAGGCACCATCCTTCAGAACAGCAATGCTCTTGTTGGTGACGAGATCCGCCAATGCATCTTCGATAGTATCGAAGTGATTGGTGAGAACGAGTTTTGTGTAAGACATTTTATAAAGATTAAAGGGTTAGAATTATTCTGACTGAGATTGCTCAATACTATTTGTCTGGTAACGCGGAGACTCAATCGCCTCAACCATATTCCTTACAGCTATATCCACAATTTCTTGGTGGGTATGCTCTGCTAATTCGCAATCTTGAAGCAAAGATAGATTAATTTCTGTTGGTATTCTTAGGTAATCAAGGTAAACCGTTTTTAATATAAAACTTTTACCGTCTTGAAATACCCTAATGTTCTCGTCAAAAATAAACCCCATTGGATTTTCACCTGTGCTTTTGCTAAATGGATTGCCTTGCATTGTATAGGCTTTATCCTGCTCTACTATCCGTAAGTCGCGAATAACTTCCGGGTCGGAGGTGCTGACTTGGTTACCACACGGGTTGTAATGCATCGACACGCGAGCATTTACCAAGAATCGGTAATCGACAGGTAAATCAAAGTTTTGAAATGCAACTGTAGTGCTTGGAACGATACCATCCGTATAATCTACACTTAGGATCATACGCAGGTCATCCAATCTCTTAATGGTCTTACTAAACCCTAATTTCTTAGGGTCTGTAATAGGATGTAGACGCTGCTTAATAAAACGGTCTTGCGCTCTATTCAGCCAGAAGTCAATCTCATCCGACAAAAAAGAGTCATAGACCGAGGACCCCACCTTTTGGAGTCCTTGGTCTACGGCATAATGCATTTCTTGTACAGTCATTGGTAGGATATATTACGAAAAGGCCTTGATTTTAGCCTTTACCGAAGTCAGAGTTCCGGAGTTCTTCTTATCCTTCAAGAAGAGTATGGTTTCTTCCATACTATCTCCCAGTACTGAATCACCGTCTAAGATTGAGTTGCCTACTTTACGGAGTATTTCTTTACTCAAACACTCATTGATAAGGGAAACCACTTCCAAGTCCTTATCAAGTGCAACTTCTAAGAAACGATCAGGATCTTCCTCCTGCATCGATTCCAAAGTTAACTCTTTTTCTTTTACATCCATCTTCTCTGGACGCTCTCCGTATACACGCAACACCAAGTCCATCTTAGACTCATCTTCGGAAATCTTAATAAACTCCTTGTATGCCTTCTTACGAACTTGAAGGTTTACAGAAGCTTCAATCAATTCCTTATTCTTGTCTTGGATAAAGTACTTCAGACGCTTAGAGCCTGATAGTTCTTCTTCCGTCTTTGCCACATAGGGGTGAGCAAGAACAAACTTATACTTGATATAGTCAAGCAAGTTGTATGGCGTACCATCGCCGTCTACACCAACCTCCAAATCAACACCACCTTTAGGAACGTCGATAGAGAAGTTGACATAGAAATCTTTTACGGCACGAGTAAAAGAAACATCAGTAGGACTGACGCCAATGATTTCTGGAAGGAGTGCTTTCTGTTCTGCAAGAGACAATCCTCTTACAACATCTCCTCCCGCTGTAAATACCGAACCGATTTTGCGCTTAGACTCCAAGTAGATATCGTCCGGAAGGTTCGTTGAATTGGGACGACGCTGGAGTGTAACAATGTGTGAAGACATAACTATAGGGTTTAACTTGTGAATTTCTAAAAAGGGTTAGAAAAATGGGGAGAAGACCGTTGCCCTCTCCCCATTCTCTATCAAACAAACAACAATTACGACTTAACGCACTCTAAGTGGAGGCAGTTAGTAGCACGACGAATCGCGATACCACACTCCTTCATAAAGTGAACGCTCGATCCATCCACGTCAGTTGCGCGGGTGGCGTTACCTGCAAAGCCCGGAGGAACAGTAGCACCAGCAACTGCCCAACGAACCAGCTCACGGCCCTTCCGAGAGATGTACTTGATGTTCTTCTCACCATCGTAAGTAGACATATCAAGGAACACCATACGGTAAGATTCCATCGGCAGACCAGTAACGGGGTGACGATCAGCATTCAGTGCACGTGCGCCGTGGTCAAACAGGGGCAGGTGGCGAACAGTAATCGTGTGACCGTCGATGTGCTGGTAGGTAGTGAAGAAGCCACCCATCACCAAGTTAGAACCGCTACCAGAGACGAATGCGTTCTCAGGCGTGTTCTTGATGTAGTTGCCGCTTCCGACTTCCTGCTTCATAGCGTTGTCAAACTCTTCCAGACCACCAATACCCGTGAAGAGTACGATGTTCATCTTCTGAGCGTCAGATGCTCCGTACAGGGCATCACGGACAACAGCCTTCAACTTCTGGGCGGTGAGGGTAGAGTAGGTATCCACGTTCGGGATTTGCTCCAGAACGCCAGATCCCAAGCTGATCGGCTTACCGTTGTCATCCTTCAGGTGGATGATACCGTTAGCGTCACGGTTGTATTGCGAGTACCACAATGCGTATTCGGTCTCTTCTTTCCAACGCAACATGTGCTGGTACTCCTCGAAGTCATACCACAAGTTGGTAGTACGTCCACCAACATTGAACTGGAAGTTAACGACACGATCCGGCATGTTACCCTCGTATGCGTAAGACTTACGGATAAGAGAGATTTGGTTCCGCATTTTGGACGGAGCAACCCAATGGCTTTCGTTACCACGCGATCCGCTCATTGCAGCCGGAGCGTACAATTGAACGAACTGACGGTTAGCTAAGGCAGAGGCACCAACACCCGCACCATCGCTTGCAACAAGCTGGCAAGAGTACTCGTATCCTCCGGCAACTGCCTTCGGATCATCCATAATACGGAGCTGAGTACCTTCCGAATCCTCAATGATGTATTGACGAACGAACCAACGCTCCGGGAACGTCAGAACAATACGCTGGTGGTTAGCACCCGTT